ACGATCACCGTCGACGAGGCGATCAAGGACCCGACTTTCATCCCCGAGCGCATCCTCGAGAACCTCGACGGCGCGTTCCTCGAAGCCGCACTGTTCCGCGACGGCGGTTCCAACGACGGCGTCGTCGCCTACCGCGAGGCAGCGTCCCCGTACCTCAACGACAACGCGGAGAACGTCGCCGAGTTCGCGGAGATCCCGGTCTCCGACCTCAACCGCGGCAAGCTGCAGAAGATCATCGGAGTCAAGACCGCTCTGGCGGTCCGCATTTCCTGGGAGATGCGCCGCTTCAACAAGATCGACATGCTGTCCCTGCAGACCACCGCGCTGCAGAACACCATGGTCCGCAACGGTGTCGAGGCAGCCCTCGACGCGTTCGACAAGTCCGGTGTCCAGCAGCTCGCCGTCGCATCCGACTGGGAAGACGCCAACGCTGACCCGGTGCGCGACATTCTCCGAGCCAAGCGCCTGATCTCCCTGGCCAAGTCCCCGGACGACGAGAACGCGCTGATGGGCTACAAGCCGGACATCATCGTCCTCAACGAGGCGACCCTCGACCTGGCGATGTTCTCGGAGTCCACCCAGAAGCTCTACCGCGGCAACGTAGCCGACCAGAACCCGCGCTACACCGGCGTGTCCGCCGACCGTCTCGCGGGCCTGCAGATCGTCACCAGCCCGTGGATCCCGGAGGGTGAGGTGTACGTCATGGAGTCCGGCACCGCCGGCTTCGTCTCCGAGGCGCAGCCTCTCACCCTCACCCCCCTGTACTCCGAGGGTGGGGAGCAGACCTACGGCGGCCCGAATCAGTCCTGGCGCACCGATGCTTTCCGGCACCGGATCATCGCCGTGGACAACCCCCTGGCCGTCGTGAAGCTGACCGGGGTGGAGCCGTGAGCCTGACGGCCCGCGTGTCCTGGCCAAGCGCCGGCGAAGGCGGTCGGACGATCTGGTACCGGCCCGGTGACCAGATCCCCGAGGACCACCCGAAGCGTGATTGGCTGCTCCGCCGCGGCATTGCCGTTGACGGTGAGCTCCATCCTGCCCCTGCTGCGGCTCCGGATGCGGTGGAGCCGAAGCATGCTGCCCCTGAGCCGGCTTCCGACGTGGAGCCTGAGGTGAAGCGCCCGGCCCGTGCCGCGTCGGTGGACATGTGGCGCTCGTATGCGGTGGCTCTCGGCATCGATCCGAAGGGCTTGTCGAAGCAGGAGATCATCGCCGCAACCCGATAGGAGGCTGCCATGCTCGTCACGCTTGATGACCTAGCTTCGCGCCTTCCGGTCGCCCTGTCGCCGGATGATGCGGGCCGGGTGGAGGTTCTTCTCGGTGATGCTGAGGAGATCGTCCGGGACGCGTTCGCCCGTGTGGGCCGTGACTTCGATGCTGAGGCTGCTGCGTCACCGTGGCTGGATCATGCCGCCAAGCGGGTGATCCGGGACATGGTCGCCGCGGCGGTGCTGATCGGCCCGTCTGTCGGCAAGTCGTCCGTGTCGTCTACAACCGGTGCCGAGTCCGATTCGGAGGCGTACTCCTCGGACACGCTGAAGGTCACTGGCTTTGGCCGTCTGATTCTCACTGCGGCACACAGGGACGAGCTCGGGCTGCCGGTCACTGCGCTGGCGTCCGGGTCGTTCCCGGCGCCGTGGCGGTGGCCGGAGCGGAGGCTTCGATGAATGAGGCGTTCGAACCGGTGGAGATCCGTGATCGACCGCGGGTCGATGATGATGGTGATCTGATCCCCGGCACGGGGTCAGTGACGGTGACTTGCCGTGTGCAGCCCTTGGTCCTGGATCAGGATGTGGGCGTGGATCGGGAGGGGACGGCTGAGCAGTTGCGGGTGTTCGCCCCGTCTGGCACGGCGGTGTCTGCGGAGTCTGAGGTGGTGATCCGTGGCAGGGTGTTCCGTGTCGTGGAGCCGCCGCATGACTACGCGGCGTTCCGGCGGCCGCGCCTGGCGCGTCACCACCCTTCCACGGTGTTCGTCTGTGAGAGGGGTGAGGGCTAATGGCAGGGAAAGGCAAGGGGCCGCGATTCGGGTTCAAGCCCGCCTTTTACAAGCGGGCGATGAAGGAGCTCGGGCCGCAGCTCGAGAAGAAGGGCAATGAGATCGCTGGGGCGGTCGGCGGTGGATACGAGGCTGATTCTCGGTTGAAGTATGACCGCAATGGACGTCCGGTGGTTCTTGTGGCTCTGAAGCATCCGAATGGTGCGGCGATTGAGGTCCGCGACGGGCTGTTGTCTAAGGCGGCCCGGTCGAAGGGCGCGACGGTTCACCGCTACGGGAAGGGGTGACCATGCTGCAGCAGCAGGATGCTCCCCGGTTGATCCGTGGTGGTCTCCGTGGGGTGCTGTCGTGCCCGGTGCGGTCGGAGTTGCCGTCTGGGTGGACGCCTCGGGATGGTCCGGTGGTGACTGTCGTGTCGGATGGGTCTGATGCTCGTCATCCTGCGTGGGATCGTGAGGTTGTCCGTGTCGTTGCTTACGGCGAGTCGGAGCCTGTGGCTCGTGAGCTCGCAGCATCGGCTGATGAGTGGCTGATCGATCCTCGTCGCCCGCCTGGTGTCCTCGTGTCCCCGGCCGGTGGGCTTGCTCTGGCCCGTGATTCGTCCCTCGGTGGATGGGTCGCTTCGGTCACGGTCGTGGTGTCTACACCGCGCCGCTGACCTTCTACACAAAATTCTTGCCCCGTCGTGGTTTTTCACGTCGGGGTTTTCGCATTCCTGAAGGAGGAATCATGGCTGATCTTGAAATCGATCTGACCGCGGCGAACTACGAGACCGCGCTGATCACCCTCGGCGTCACGGGCGCCCTGCACTACGGCCCGTACGGTACTGAGCTGCCGGTGAACATGGCGGAGCCGAAGGCGCCGATGGTGGATCTCGGGTGGCTTTCTGACGCTGGTATCAGCGAGTCGCTGAACCAGGAGCGGTCGGACTGGAAGCCGTGGCAGGCTACGAGCCCGCAGCGCGGTCAGGTCACGTCGGAGGAGGCTACCTTCACGGCCACCCTGTGGTCCGTCGGTGGCCTGGCGAACGCCCTGTACTACGGCGTCGCCGAGGAGGACATGACCTACGACGAGGATTCTGGCGTCACCCGCTTCGAGACCGGTGCGGAGCTTCCGGAGGACTTCCGCTTCTGCCTGACCGTCACTGTCCTCGACGGTAAGAAGGCGCGACGGTACCTGATGCCGGCGTGCTCCATCACGGAGCGCGGTGATCTCACCTACACGAACACTGACCTGGTGGGCTACGAGCTGACGTTCAAGGCCAACTTCGACGCTACGGCCGGGTACGCGATTGCCCGAGAGTTCAAGGAGGGCTGGAAGCCGGGCACCGCTGGTTCCACCCTGGTGGGCGGTTCTGCGAAGTCGCTGGGCGACTGGTCCACCGATGTCAACGCCGGCGGAACCGACCCGGAAAACCCCTAGAGGGGCGTCTGGGGGAAACGTCCCTCCCGTTCGCCATTTCCTGAACAGGGGCACTGACTGAAAGGAGCCACACTGTGGCAAAGACTGATTTCGCCTCTGGCGACAAGCTGACCGCTGAGCAGATGAATGAGCTCGGCACCGAGCTCAATGACAAGGCTGACCGATCGGATATCCCGTCTGTCCCGGCCACCCCGACCGCCGACACCCTGTCTGGTGCCACCGCGGTAGGCAAGTCCGTGATCAAGGCCGCTGACGCCGCTGCGGCACGGACCGCGATCGGTGCCGGCACGTCGAACGTCAAGGTCGGCACCGGTGCTGGTGACGCCCTCGCTGGTAATACCTCGATTCCCGCCGCGACCCCGGCCGGTACCCGAGCCCAGCTCGACGCCGGTACCGACACCACCGTCCGTGCATTCAGCGCGAAGGACATCTCCGACTACGTCGCGGCGCAGATCGCCGCGGCTGCCGGATAGGAACGCGGGGCCGGGAATCCTGGCAGGTCGCCCGGCCCCACCCAGCACTCTGCACAACCGACCTGCCACCCCATTCCTCACGCCCCCGCACCAACCGGTGACCGGGGGCACTTCCTATGAAAGGACCTGCCATGTCCAACGACATCGACCTCACCTCCATGCTCGAGCAGCGCGCCGAAGCCCTCAAGATCGACAACGGCACCCTGTTCCCCTTCACCGTCGGCGGCAAGGAGTTCCACGCCATCGCGCAGGAACTCGCCCCCCTCGACTGGAAGAACCATCTCTCCGAACTCCAGGACGATGCTCGCGCCAACCTCATCAGCGCGGACACCCTGCGCGAAGAGATGATCGCCCTGTTCCTCCCCGACGAGGCAGAGGACTTCACCACCCACATCGCCACCTTCGGTGACATCGACCCCCTCGACATCCTGCAGGAAGCGATCAAGAAGCACGCTGAGAAGGTCCAGCGGAACCCTACCCGCGTGTCCTCGCGGAACACCCGGAAGCCTGCGAAGCGGCGCTAACCGCCCACTACGGCGGCGACCCCGTCGCCGACTACTGGCGCGGCGACATCACCACCCGCCGACTCATGGCGCTCATTAACGGACTGCCGGAGGACTCTGCACTCCACCGCGCCATGAACGGCAACCACCTGTGGACCACTGAGCACTCCCTGCAATGGTCCACCATCTTCTGGCTTCGGCGCATCGAATCCATGCTCGCCGCACAAGGCGTGCAGAAGAAGCCGAAGGAAGTGAAGCAGCCGAAGGTCCCGTGGGAGGACGACACGGTGAAGCGCACCGGTCATGTCGAGGAAGAGGACCAAGAGGACGCTGTGAAGTTCCTCATGGGCCTGTCGATCCCGAAGGAGGAATGAACTCATGGCTGAGGCATCCGGATGGGGCATCATCCCCGTCACCGTTTCGATGGCTGGTGCGACGAAGGAGCTGAACAAGCAACTCGTCGGACCTGCGAAGAAGGCCGGTAAGGATGCCGGCGACGGGATCGAGAAGGGTGTCGCAGCATCGGCGAAGAAGGCCGCCAGTGCTGTGGAGAAGGCATCGGATCAGCAGGTCCGGGCCCGCGACCGTGCTGCTGATGCGGCGGACAAGACGAAGCTCGCAGAGCTGAAGCTGTCCGAGGTGCTGGACAAGTCGGATGCGAAGGCGTCCGAGATCGCGAACGCGACCGGTCGGCTTGAGAAGGCTCGCCGGGATCAGGCACGTGCGGACAAGGCTGCGGAGACCGCGACGGAGAACCTCGCTGATGCTCAGAAGCGTCTGGACAAGGCGCAGCAGCAGGCGCAGGGGTCCGGTATCGAGGTCTCCGCGTCGATGAAGGACATCAAGGAATCCGCGGGTGACGCTGGCGGGTCGCTGGACAGCCTTGTCGGCAAGCTGGGTGGGATCGCCGGCGCGGCCGCTGGTGTCGGGTCGATTGGCGCGGCGATTGCCGAGGGCTTCGATATGACCCAGGCTGTCGACAAGATGGACCGGCAGCTCGGTCTGACCGGGGCTGCGGCTGAGCAGGCTGGCGCGGAGGTTGGCCAGGCGCTGCGCACAGGTACTGCCGGTGGTGTCGATGAGGCTGTGGGCGCGATCGGTTCCCTCACGGCCCAGTTCGATGATCTGGGGGTGAATGGGTCGCAGACCGCGGGCGACCTCGCGGATAACTTCCTCGCCTTCACGGACACGTTCGGCGTGTCGATGGAGGAGGCGACGCAGACTGCGGGGCAGCTGCTGCAGAACGGGCTTGCCCCGGATGTGGAGTCGGCGGCTGATCTGATGACCTCGGCGTTCCAGCGGGTTCCTGCGGCGATGCGTGAGGAACTGCCGGAGATCATCAACGAGTACGGGCAGAACTTCAAGAACCTCGGGTTCTCTGGCGAGGAGGCGTTCGGCCTGCTCGTGTCTGCCGCAGACAAGGGCAAGTGGGCGCTGGATAAGACTGGCGACGCGTTGAAGGAGTTCACGATCCGTGGCTCTGACATGTCCGCCTCGTCGGTGGAGGCGTACGAGAAGATCGGCCTGTCTGCTGAGGAAATGTCCGACAAGATCGTGCAGGGTGGCCCGGGCGCGCAGGAGGCGTTGAAGCAGGTCGCGGATGGCATCCTGGCGATTGATGATCCGGCGGAGCAGTCGAACACCGCGATCCAGCTCTTCGGCACGCAGATGGAGGATCTTGGCGTTGACCAGGTTCCGGCGTTCATGCAGGCCCTGTCTGAGGGGTCTGGTGGGCTGCAGGATTTCCAGGGGTCGTCTCAGGAGCTCGCAGATCAGATGGCTAACTCCCTGCAGGGGCGGATGAACGCTCTGAAGGGTACGGCCCAGGAGCTTGCTGGCGAGGGCTTCATGAAGCTGTGGGATGCGGTGCAGCCGATCACGGAGTGGGCGAAGAACAATGGCACCTGGCTCGGGCCGCTGGCGGGTGGCCTTGGCGCGCTGGCTGGCTCTGTTCTCCTCGGCGTTGGAGCGATTAAGGCGTGGAACGGTGCTATGGCGCTGTACAAGACGGCGACGGCTATTGCCACTGGTGAGACGTTGCTCTTCAACAATGCTCTGAAGACCAACGTCATTATCCTCCTCGTCTCGGCAGTGGCTGCACTGGTCGCTGGCCTTGTCATCTTCTTCACGAAGACTGAGACCGGCAAGAAGATCTGGCAGGGCTTCATGGATGTCCTGAAGGGGGTCTGGTCCTGGATCAAGGACACCTTCGGACCTGTCTTCTCCTGGCTCGGCGACGTCATCGGCGCCGCGTGGGACGGCATCAAGGGCTACTTCGAGTGGGGCTGGAACAACCTGAAGACCGTCTTCGGGTACATCAGCGACGGGTGGAAGGTTGTCTGGGGCGGCATCCAGTCCGCCTGGGAGTCTGTCGGAAAGCCTGTCGTCGAGTTCCTGGTCCAGTACTTCCAGTGGGGATGGGACAACCTGAAGACCGTCTTCGACTTCATCGGTCAGGCGTGGAGTGTCCTGTGGGACGGCGTCACGATCGCATGGAACTCGGTGATCCAGCCGGTCCTCGATGCCCTGTGGACGGTAGTGTCCACCACCCTCGGAGTGATCGGAACAGTGATCCTCGCCCCGCTGCTGATCGCGTGGAACCTCCTGTCCGCTGGAATCTCGTGGGCGTGGGAGAACCTCATCAAGCCGGCGTGGGACAACCTCTCGACGGTGATCACCTGGCTCTGGGAGAGTGTGCTGCAGCCGATCTTCGGGTGGATCAAGGACCGGTGGGATGAAATGGCCCTCGGAATACAGATCACCTGGGACACCATCATCAAGCCGGCGTGGGATGCACTCTCGGCAGCGGCAAGTTGGCTGTGGAACAACGTCCTGTCCCCGGTGTTCGGCTGGATCAAGGACAAGTGGGATGACATGTCCCGCGGAATTCAGGTGATCTGGGAGAGCGTTATCCGGCCGGTGTGGGATGCCCTCGGCCAGGTCATATCCTTCGTGGTGGAGAACGTCGCGAAGCCTGCGTTTCAGGCGCTCAAGGATGCTCTGTCGTCAGTCGGCGACTTCTTCTCGTCGATCGTTGACGGGATCAAGGGCGTGTGGAACAGCCTGAAGAGTGCCCTCGCTAAGCCGATCAACTTCATGATCAACACCGTCTACAACGGCGGCATCCTGAAGGCCTGGAACACCGTCGCCCGGTTCATCCCCGGGCTGAACCAGGCAGATGAGCTGCAACCCATCGCAGAGAATGCGACTGGTGGCGCGATCCTCGGACCGGGCACCGGAACCAGTGACGACATCCTGTCGTGGCTGTCGAATGGTGAGCACGTCCTCACCGCCGCCGACGTGAAGGCGATGGGTGGTCAGGCTGTCGTCTACCAGCTCCGAGCGCTTCTCGAGAAGGGTGAGAAGTTCACGTGGGACAACGGCCGGCTCTATGTCGACGGACAGTCTCGCGATGACAATGGGCCCCTGTCGCTGGCTCTGCCTGCCTTCGCGAAGGGCGGTGACATCAACGATGGTCGCCCCGCGTGGGAGGCCGCTGTCGAGCGTGGCCACCAGTGGGCACAGCAGCAGAATGGGAAGCCGTACTTGACTGGCTCTCAGTGGCCGTCGGGTGGCGACTGCTCGGGCTTCATGTCGGCGATTGCTGCGGTGATCCTCGGTCAGGAGCCGAATGCCGGTCACTGGGCTACCACGGCTTTCCCCGCCGGTCAGGGTGGAACTGTCACGGCAGCTGGCCAGACTTGGGAGCCGGGCCTGTCCCAGGGATTCTCCATCGGAATTCTCGGTGGCCCGGACTCCGGTGGCCAGAACGGACACACGGCCGGCACCCTGTCGTCCGCTGGGGCTTTCTCCTCCGTCAACGTGGAGTCCGGTGGTGGGCATGGTGGCGTCGCCTACGGCGGCCCTGCTGCTGGCGCAAACGATGGGCAGTTCCCTGGCCAGTACCACCTTCCGATCGGTGCCGATGGTGATTTCGAGGCTGCCGGTAGCGTCTCCCCGGCGAAGAAGAAGCAGTTCCTCCGCGACAAGGTGAAGGATGTCTTCGACGGCATCCTGTCGCCGATCGACGGCATGTTCTCCTCGATGGTTGGCGATCCGCCGCCGGAGTGGTTCGGCATCCCGCCGAAGGCCATGCATGGATCGAAGGACAAGATCGTCGACTTCCTCTTCGACCGGATCGAGGACCTCGGCAACCTATTGGGCAAGGCCTACGATTCGGCGAAGAAGATCGGCGAGGCCATCGGCAACGTCGCCGAGAGCATCGGGAAGGGCACGCTCCATGTCCTGACGGGTGGGCATGTTTTCGACACTGGCGGCATGCTCGCCTCCGGCGGCACCGCGGTGAACAAGTCCGGGAAGCCGGAGCGGATCCTGTCACCTGATCAGACAGAGACGTTCGAGAAGCTCCTCGAGATCCTCCCGGGGCTGCTCGATGGTTCTGTCAGTGTGGATGCTGCCCAGGTTCTCGCTGAGGCGTCTGCGACGTTCGGTGAGAAGCATCCGGATGTGCCCGGGGAGATCAGCGCGTCCATGTCGGACAGTGCGTTGGACTTCTTCGGTCTGAAGGGCACCTGGATGGCTGATCCTGAGGGTGCACTCGGGATCAGCGTGGATAACAAGCAGCAGAATGTTTCTGCTGCGGATCCTTCTGTGGATATCCCGGCGTCGGCTCCGGTGGACACTGCTCCTGTGAGTGATACTGGCGACTATTCGCCGATGTTCGTTGACCTTGATGAGGTTGACCCGCACCGGCATGAGAAGCCGGCGGGGTCAGCAGGCTACGTTTTCGGCATCGTGCAGGCTGCTCAGGATGAAGGGCTGCCGGCCTCTGGCGCCCGTATTGGTGTCGCGACGGCGCTGGTGGAATCCGGTGACCCGATGCAGATGTTCGCCTCGAACGCGGTGCCGGAGTCGCTGAACTACCCGCATGATGCTATCGGGTCGGACCATGATTCGATCGGCCTTTTCCAGCAGCGGCAAGCCGGATGGGGCACCGTCGCTCAGCGCATGGACCCCCATGACTCCGCGATGATGTTCTTCGACGCGATGCTGTCGAAGTTCCCGAACTGGCAGTCCATGGACCCCGGGGCAGTAGCCCAGGGTGTGCAGGTGAGTGCGTTCCCGGACCGGTACAACACCAAGATGTCCCGGGCGGAAGAGCTCGTCGCGGAGGCTGGCCTCTACGACCAGGGCGGAATCCTCCCCGACGGGGCGCTCGCGGTGAACCTGAGTGGCTCCCCGGAGCACGTCTTCACCGACAATGCGATGTCGAACTTCGTGGACGCTACGGCGTCGCTCGAGGAAGCGACTACCAAGCTCGAGAAGTTCGCCAACGGTCTCTCACTGGCTAAGCCGGCTGAGGTTCCGGTCATGGTGTCGGGTGAAGGCTCTGCTGATCTGGATGATTCCCCATCAGCGTCCGTAGCTCAGGGCGGGAAGAACGCCACGGGCGGCGGAATGGTCGTGAACCTGACGATGGAGAACGTGCAGACGCAGGATCCGGCCGCCGCGTCCCGCGAAGTCATGCGCGAGGCAAAGCGCGTGCTCGCCCAGTTCGCCTGACGATAAGGAGGTGCCCGTGGAGGGACTCGCGCAGGATGCTGTGGTCATCTGGACTGCAGCGGATGGTCGGCAGATTCACCTGTCTGGTGGTCCTGATCAGATGAGGGAGGAGGTGGGATTGTCCCAGGGCGTCGATGGTATCGGCGGTCTGGAGCCCACTGCCGCTTTCGCTCAGGCTGCGCACCAGATCGGCGAGGACATCACGCAGTGGACGTACTCGCACGGTGAGATTGATCTTCCGCTGGCGGTGTTCGGCTCGTCGGCTGGTGAGGTTCAGGCCCGCCGGGAGTGGGTGAAGTCGATGTTCTCCCGTGATCGTGCGGGGTGGTTGTGTCTGTGGACTCCGGTGACGGGGTGGCGGTGGATTCGGTGTCGACTGCGGTCGATGAAGCCGGCGTTGTCGTCGTCTCCGTTGCCGGGGCGGCGGATCGATCTGGATCTGGTTCTCATCGCTGAGGATCCTCGGTCGGAGGAGAAGCCTGCTTCGTCACAGTGGCGTAATGCTGGTGGGTCGTCGCATGGGTCTCTGACACTGTGGTCGGGGCCTGAGTGGGTGTCGTGGCCGACTTTTGTGGTGTCTGGGCCGGGGTCGGTGGAGTTGTCGATGGAGGGCTCCACGATCCGGCTGCCGTCGCTTGAGGTTGGGGAGCGGTGCTTGCTGCAGTCGGATCCGGCGCGGGGCGTTCTCCGCTCGGTGGCGGCTGACGGGTCCTCGCGGAACAGGTGGCCTGATGTTGTCGGCTACCTCGCTAACCCGATCCCTGCGGACTCCGTGTCGCACATCGGGATCCGGGTGGTGTCCGGCGGTTCGCCGGAGACCGCGGTGCTGGGGCAGTCGCGGATTCACCGAGAGGGGCTGATGTGATGTCTTCGATGCAGGATGCGATGTTCGACCTGCTGTCGGAGGATCAGGCGCAGCGGGATGAGGAGCTCGCCCCCACGCCGTTCGTGCGTTTCTGGGTGGGGCAGGGCGCCCTGTCGCTGTGGGCGCCGGGGTCTGGTCGGCGTGACCTGAAGTGGTCGGAGAAGGACCTCGAGCACGGCACCGCGTCGGTGACCTTGCCGGGCACGCAGACGTGGGATGAGTTCTTCGAGCAGGTGCCGACGTACGCTGCTCGGATCATGTCGTGTGACATGCCCGGCGGGTACCGCACCGCGTACCTGATCACCACCGTGGACCGGGTGCCGGAGGGCGAAGGCCACGCGTGGGATGTGACACTCGTGTCCCTGTCCCGCATGCTCGATTTCCCCCTGTGGCCTGACCCTCTGCTGCCGCCCGAGCTTCAGATCAGTGGGGTGTACCGGGGCATCGGCCCGGGCGCCACAGCGTGGAAGACTGCCGCGGCACTGAACCTCGTGCGCCTGCAGTCGGAACTGTGGTCCATCCCGGTGACGAACCCGTTCGACCCGGGAACCTGGAACCTGCTGGCGAAAGCGATGGACCCGATCATCATCAACCCCCGGCGGACCGGCGTGCTGGACACGTCGGATTGGGTGACGACGGAGTGGTGCATGGATTCGGCGTGGGATGCTGCGGTGGAGATCTGCAAGGCCGGCGACCTGTCGATGCGGTGTGACTTGTGGTTGCCGGGTGATGAGCAGCCGTTCCCGGAGTTCATGACGCTGACGGAGCCGAAGTTGGTGGTGGACATGGTCCCGTCGCCTCGGCAGGTGAGGTTTGTCAAGCCCCGAGTTTTGTAGAGGGTCGTTTGTCTGTTGATCAGGCCGCGACGGCCTGCTTGTCGAGCAGCTGACGGTGAGCCTGTACCGGTGGCACGTAGCCGACCGCGGAATGCAGTCGCCGGGTGTTGTACCACCCGACCCACTTCGACGTCTCCACGATCACGTCCGTCAACGCCGGCCAGGTCCGCCGGTCAATCAGCTCAGCCTTGAACACCGAGTTCAACGCCTCAGCCATCGCATTGTCGTAGGAGTCACCGGTGGACCCCACCGATGCGACGACCTTCGAGTCCGCCAACGACTTGCCGTAGGCCACCGACCGGTATTGAACTCCGCGGTCCGAGTGATGGATCAACCCGGACACGTCCTGACCGGCCCGAAGACGGGCCGACAGGGCCATGTCCAACGCATCGCGGGCCAACGAGGCCCGCAGGTGGTTGGTGACCTGCCAGCCGACGATCTCCCGGGTCGCCGCATCCAGGACGAATGCGGCGTACACCCACCCGGCACGGGTGGGGATGTAGGTGATGTCCGCGACCCAGAGCATGTTCGGCCGCACGGCGGTGAAGTCACGGTCGACCAGATCTTCCGGGCACTCATCGGCGTCGGCACTGCGTGTCGACGGTTTCTTCACCCGTCGGCGGATCCCGCGGATGCCTTCACGGACCATGAGCCGTTCCACGGTGCAGCGGGCGACGTGGCCGAAGAGTTTTTCCCGGTTGATCTCTGCCCACAGTTTCCTCGCGCCGTAGCAGGAGTAGTTGTCGGTGTAGATGCGGTGCAGTGCAGCGGCGATCTCGTTGTCCCGGACGGACCGGGCGGAGGCAGGTCGGTTTTTCGCGGCGTAGTACGTGCTCAGGGCGATGCGGGCGGGTGTGTCTGACAGCACCCGGATGATCGGCTCGACCCCGTAGTGAGCACGGTTGTCGTCGATGAAGTCGACGACTACCTGTGTGGGCGGTCGAGCTCCGCCGCGAAGAAAGCCGAGGCCTTCTTCAGGATCTCGTTGGCGCGTTGGGATTCGGCGAGTTCTTTGCGCAGCCTGCGGTTTTCTGCTTCCAGGTCCACCGACTCCGTCGGGGTGGACGCTCCGGATTCCTTGTGTTTGCGGACCCAGATCCGCAGGGTTTCACGCGAGATGTTGAGTTCGTCGGCGACGCGGGAGACTGCGCCGCGGGCGGTGTCGGGGTCGGCTTGTGCGTGCAGGACCAGTTCGATGGCCCTGGTCTTGAGTTCGGGTGTGTACTTCGAGGGCATGGGGTTGCTCCTTTGCAATCCTGTTCCCTCCATTAAACCCGGGGCGGTTCAGACAGCGGTCAAGACCTGCGGGGTCGGTAGTCCCAGCCGGTCGAGGTTCCCCCTCTGGTCCAGCCGTGCCAGTCGGTGCGGACGGGTCGCCATGCGAACCACGGGTGCCATGGTCCGTGGCGGGGTGGTTCAGCCATTCCCATCGGTGTGCTCCTCGGCGTAGGCGGCGGCGGACATGATCTGTCGGGCGAGGAGTTCAGGGTCGTGAACCTGGTGGCCGAACACGGTGACGACGTTCTTCCTGTTGTGCGGGTTGGTCATGCACTCAACGTTGGCGCGGGGCCAGTAGTGGAGGGGGCCGATGTGCCCGTCCTGGCTGATTGCCTCGACAGTCCCCTCCGGTTCGACGCGTTCGGGTGCGAGGAGTCCTGCTTCCGCGAGAGCTTGGGCGGCATAGTCTCCGCCCTGGGCGGCGTCAGTCTCCCGCCAGATGATCTCTTCGGCGCGCTCTACGTTGGTCAT